GGAGGGTTCGTACTTCGGCGTCTCTCTCAGCGTCGAGATAAGCTCTTGAAGCTGCGAGTTCGTCATAGGCGGCGCGTTCTCGCTTGAGTGCTTCTCTGAGGTATTCAGCTTCTTTGATGGTCTGTCGGATTTCATTAAGATCAGCTTTAGTAATCGATGCGGTGTTCTCGTCGATCTTCTTCACGGCTGCGTAGCCAGCCATTGAACCAATCAACGAGAGGGTCAATGTCAAGAGACTCAACGTGAGGAATGTTCTCATCGGTCTCTTTACGGATTTTGTCGATGTTCTTTTCAAGGTTTTTCACCTCTTTTTTATGTTCTTCGACAACAGTTGTTATATGTTTTGTACTAGGTATAGTTGAGCCCTTAACAAACCATAAATACAGTAAAGCCCCCATCGCGAGTGCGATGAGGGCTATTTCCTTTTGCTTATTTGTGAGTTTCGGTATCGTCAATTTTCTTACCAATTACACTAGGAAGATGGTCTTGGATAGTACGCATGATTTCACTGGCACAGCAGCCGATTGCTCCTGCAATGGCATACTGAACACTCAGTGGGAATCCAGTTACTTCGCTAAGAAGACCACCAAGAGTGGCGAAGAAAGAACCAGTCACAATTCTAATGAGAACGAGTTTCCAAGGTTCTTTCTCATTAAGCGAACGGACAGCGCCACCGAGACCACCGAGAACAATGAAAGGTACAAGGTTTTGCATTACTTTATCGTCAGTCACGCTAGATGTCCTTTCTTATTAAATTACTCAGCGTACCAACAATAGGTTGCGGAATCAACAGTGCCCGCTTCATCCCCCGGAAGTCCATTAGATGGGACAGTTACAGTAGACCCTCCTGTAATAGCGTACTTTTTCCCAGCGACAGTGCCACTGAACTGTAGCCAATGATTACCGCCACCACGGGTGTCAATTATCGACCGTGAACTCACCTGTGCAAAAGACGTTACTGAACCTGAACATGGCATATCATAACAAATATTGTCATCAGCAATATTTGAACTGGTAATAGTAATCTTTCCACTACGTTCACAGAACAAAAATGCTGCGGCAGTTGCGTTGCCCTTAACACAATGGAAAGTGTGCTGATACCCTGCCAATACGCCAAGAATAATGTTTGAATTCGCGTATGCGCCTAACAGACGCACACCAAAATAACTAATTGGCGCGTCATCATCGTATTCAATGGACAGTGAGCATCCGTATAAGTACAAAGTCGTTCCAGAACCGGAAGCGCCGATAGCTGCTCCTATGTTGATATTCCCATTTTTCGGGTCAGAGAAAGTAGCTTCAAAGCTTAATCTGTATACAGACCATACGCCACCAACCGCATCAAGACATGTGCCTGCTGTGCCGTTGAAAATGATTGTTGGTGGATTGCTGTAATCTGCTGCTCTTAAAGAGATACTTCCACTGGTGCGATTGTAGAACGGGAGAACAACTCTTTCGTTATAAGGTGTTTCGTTTACACCGTTGACGACATAAATTTTAGGATTGCGAGGGCCGACGGAGTACGTTTCCGTCACATAGTTGACACACGCTTGGATTGTCCTAAATGGATATGCCTCTTCTCCGCGCTTGTGTGTAACGTCCCCAACAACAATATCAGCGGTGTTATCTGAGGCATTTGCATGCTCTTGATTAACGTAAAACGACATATCTGTCGTCATCGGGATAAGCATTTTCAGCCCCTTGAGCAGTGCCTCGAACTTGTCCGTCGGCATCTGGCTGAAATCCACCATCAGATCGCCGGTGTTGGGATCGACGACAAGACCGCCGTTTTCGTTCTCAATCGTGCCGACAATCGCGTCTTTCCACCCGTCCAGACTGCCGTTCGCGTCCGCTTTTACAACAGTATCGACAGCCTTAGTAGTAGACGCTTTAACAGCTCCCGCTGCGGATGCTGTTGCATCAGGGAGGGAAGCTGAATCAATTTTACCGTTACCGTTACGGAGGACAAGAGTGTTGTTTTTCTTCGTTGAGCTTGCTTCCGCACCACCGTATTTAGGAAGTTCGGAATATTTATGAACACCATCACCAATAAAATATTCAAGACTGCCATTGAACAAACGGTCTTTGGTGAGGCCAATAACACCTTCATAAATTACAGGGTCTTTAGCCGCCCAATACGTGTGTGTACCACGCGACGGAGCGAGCAGTCTCATTACGCGATGCGTCTCTGGGATTACTATTTCCGGCGTCTGACAGCACGTACAATTCGTACTCCCGCAGTGGGGGCAGATATACGTAGGCTGAGAGACAGGCGTAGACGAACCGCAGTTGCCACATTTACAAGTCAGACCACCAACACAAGTAGGGCCACAGTTGCAATTATCTGTGGTAGAAGTGTTGCCACAATTACAGTTAGCTATAGTTATTTTCTCCTTTCAAGAAATAAAAATAGAGCAGATTCTTTCTGGTAAAAATTAAACTGGCCAAGATATAGTTATCTCAGCCAGTTCTTCTTTTGATTGAGCACTATTGATGATTTTGCGTAGTTCTTGTTTATGCGCATGACAGCGAGCATACGCTTGTAGCATTTCCAGCTTCACAGCTTCCATTATTTCAATAGGTATACCATAATGCGTTTCATCGTCTGCGTCTGTCAAATATCCTGTATGGTTGTTCTGGTATTTAAGCAGCTGGATAGCACCCTCAACAGCTAGTGTATCGCTTCGATTAAACTGCATAGGCCATCCCTGAGAACAAACAAACGCCCCTCCTACACAAACATCAAATGCGTTTTCCAGCTCTTCAAGTTTTTGTGTTTTTATTGATTTGAGTATTTTGGGGTCATCATTAAAAACAAAACTGTAATCAGGTAGACGGACTATGGTTTTGTCAGTTTCAAGCCACGGGATTTGTTCATCATCGATAAACTGTTCTGTCTCTGGAGCATAGACGATTTCGCTCCCGTTTCTATAACAGACGATGTTCCCATTCACTTGCTTATATTCCATTGTTCCTCCTAGCTGTTCGGTACAAAGACGCCACCCCACAACCAAGTGTTGTCCCCTTTTATACCTTTTTGGTCGATTAGGATAGTCCCATCATTTCTAATGACAGCACATATTGACAGTCCGTTATCCTGACGAACTAATAAAAAGCGAGAATTATGAGCGGGAGGATTTGTAAAAGTACCAATAACGTAACCCGTATAAGTTCTGCTTAAAGCTGATGTGGTTAGAAAACCAAAATTGATAATGGTTCCCCCCGGCACAACGTTGAATGAAGTGTAGCTAGTCGTGATATAAGTTGTATCTGGTGTGAATGTCCTTGTGATTGATTTGTTCGGGGCGTCCCACGTACCATTTTCACACAGGTATTTCGTCGTGCCAGCGTTCGTAGGTGGTTTAGGTACTAATCCCTCTTTGGCATTTGCACCACTTTGAACAAAAACGGTATAGGTGGTATCGGTAAACACTGCGTTAAATGGTACAGACTTCTCGATGGTGTAACCATTTATATTACCTACATCGAGTCTACCTGTCGCTGGGTTGTACTGGAAATTGGTGTTATAGACAGGACGTGTGTTATCTCCTAAATAACTGAACCATATAGGACGCGCACCGTTAGAACCTGCTGATACTGTGTTAATGTACGTTGGATAATCCCATGTTTTATTACCAAGGAGACATTTATTCTGGTCTCCTGCTGCGGGGGAGGGAACAAGACCTTGTGCTCCTCCTGCATTTGCCGAGGCCGCAGTCATAACAGCAATACCGTCGAGCTTGGTTTTATCGCTCTCGCTCATCAGCCCCGCTTCTGATTGCGTCGCGGTAGCGCCAATAAATTTAGGCGCTTTGATAGGGCAATCTGCAAATACTTGCGGTACTGCACCTTCGACAACCAGTGTCGCCCTATTTCCGTTTTCTCCATCAGAACCAATCTGTACGTGCGAGGGCCAACTGGTTGAATCTTTTGAATCCATGCGTATCCAAGCACCATCATTCCAAGTATCTCCAGCGATAAAAAACCAAGAACTAGTTTTATTAGCATGATGGATGTTTTGAGCGAATAAAACACCACTCATTGTGTCGCCAGATTTTTTAACATACGTGTCGGAAAGGTTTAAAGTAATACTTTCGCCATCATGTCTTGTCAGTGTAATAACGTTTTCGTCGAAAGACGCTTTGGTAAATGACTTTGCGACTTTCCTTAACCAGTCACCTAACCAGTTAATAAAAGACATTAACCAATCAGCTCCACCATCTCATCTACGCCGCCAGCGTCAATAATAAACGGGTCACTGCTATAAACTAGAGCGGCCATATCATAAGCCCGTTTTGCGATTGGCAGAGCTTCATTTGCCATCAACAGAGCTTTTTCTGACAGGTTGTAAGCGTTCATCAACTTAACTGCTTCGGGTGTCCATGCAAAGTGATAATCGGTATTGAAACCGCCATCATAAATGAGTGCTTCGGCGTATTCATCAGGGTCAATATCGCCGTCAACGATGCAGTAAATTTCATCTACGATGCCAACAGTGCCACCATCAACGATAGTTTCATTGATGAACATGCTGATTGCAGGCATGAAACGGTCATACCACATCTTGAGCCACGTACATGCGTCTTGCGCGATGGTAAAACCACGTACAGCGATGTCGTAAGTCTCTTCGAGCTTTGTGCGTAGAGCGCTTACAGCTTCGGAGAGGGCTTGATGTGAGGTATTCAAGTTGTTGTAGGCTGTCCAGAGCAAATCGATTTCATTGCTCTGCCATCCAAGTTCATCAAGAATTTCTTCACAGATGTAAAGGTTCTGGAGCACGCCGAGGTCGAGATCAGTGGCTTCGATCACAGAGCCGTCTTCGTAGTCTACGAGTGGAAGATCACGGGGAGTAACGCGCTCGATCATAAGCTGCTGCCCGCGAGCAGGAACAGTAGACAGCATGATTTTTGGTGTTGACGTGTTAATCCACTCTGAAATTGAATATTCGACTGTTCGTTTTCGAGTGTCGGGGTCGATGCCCCAGACGTGGATATGCGAGCGGTCAATGAACGGGAAGGGTACAGAGAAGTTCTGTACGGTCCCGGTGGAAGTATAGGTTACACGGGAATACGTGAGGATGCCTCCTTTCGGTTAAATTGTGCGACGGTGACGGGTATAGTTGAGATAGACGTTGGCGCTGAGTACAGTCATGGGGAGCCAGTCGTCGGAATGAATCGCCACCGAGATTTCATTATTGCGACCTCGGCAGGGGACAGTGAACTTGCCACTTCTCAGGACAGGCGAACCATAAAGACCTGAACTGAGCTTGGTCTGCTGCTGAGAAACGTAATTTGAGTCGGTGTCATAAATTTTGTTATGCACCTGTACAAGGAATGTTCCTGTCGCAGTGAAGTCGAGTTCCCATCGCTGGAGCTGCACACGGCCTGACGCAAGCGAGAGCTGCGTGTCATTGGAGTTGGACGTAGTAGACCAGACTTCGCTGAACTCAAAGTAGCGGTGGAATGTCTGACCGACATATACCTTGCTGAAATCATCAGGAAGGGTCAAAACAGCCCCTTCAAGCTCATACTTTGACTTAGGCAGGGGAATATACTCACCCAGATCATTAGGCACTAATACGGTCATTTTTGAGGGCATTTCGGGCATATACGGTAAAATGGCGGTCTTACCGGGATTCTCGTACTCGATATAGTAATCGAGAGACGGGACGTAGTTCAGCTTATCCCTGCTGCGCTTCGTCATGAAGTCCATTGTCGCCATGATGCGCTGACCGTTGTGATCGATCTCAAGCCAGAGGACCGAGTTACGGAACGCCATGTTCTTGATCTCACCGTCAATAACCTGACGGCTCCAAGCTGACTGGAGCTTTTGCTGTCCGGCGATGTAGAACTGGTAAAGCCAGATGGTGTTCGGTGTCTTATTGCTGAACAGGGCGATGACTGAGCTGGTTTGCGAAGCGGTGAGGATGAT